AAAGTAGTGTCAAAGACTAGAAGTCCCATTTATCGTACTTTAACCTTAGAAGTCCTATTTATCGTACTTTCAAACCGGCACTCACCTCGCCCATTTTAGCAGTCCGCTTTATCGTACTTCTAAAATTTAGCATTATACACTATGTAATAATCATTCCTAATTTTACAAAAAGTACAATCTGTATTATTGACTTTATACACATTGTAAACTATAATATAATCATAGGGAGCGAAGGGCACGAATGATGCTCCTAAGCCGTGGTCAGGCGCGTGAAGCGTTACGGATAGGTTTGCGTGACTGCTAGCTCATTTCCTTTCGCCACCCTTAACATGGTAGAACTCTTTAAGAGTAACGGAAAACTGGTCATTGGACGTTAATGGGGTTGTGCCCATTTCTACCACCAGAGCCGCGCTAACACGCTTGGTTAGCTTGATGGTTACATAGGTTTGTCATTTCTCCTACTCCGCCATCCAAAAGGACGAAAGCGAAGTCCTCGGCTTAATATTAAAATATGAAAGGAGTGTATTATAATGTCAATGTGGTGGGATTTAAAGAACACATTATCTTATAATGCGCTCTTTAATTTTGTAGTTGGTTCTCGTGGTTGTGGTAAAACTTATGGCTTTAAGAAATGGGCTGCTGAAGATTTTATCAAAAACGGGAATCAATTTATTTATATTCGCCGCTATAAAACTGAAATGAATAAGAAAGCTAAAGAGAATTTCTGGGCAGCCGTTGCTCATGAATTTCCTGACCATGAGTTAAAGGGAACCCCAGAGGGAGCTTACTATATAGATGGTAAGCTTGCCGGCCAAACTAGATATATTTCCTCTGCTAAGTCCGAAGAACTTCCACTCGTTAACAAAATCTGTTTCGATGAATTTATTGCTATGGATGAAACCCATCATGGCTACCTTAAAGACGAAGTCACATTTTTCTGTGAACTCTATGAAACTATTGCTCGTATGCGCCGAGTAGTGGTATTCTTCTTTGGAAACGCTGTTACATGGGCTAATCCCTATTTCACAGAATTCGACATTAAAAAGCCAATTAACAAAAAGCAAATTGCCACAACTAGAGATGGTTTAGTCTTAATCCAAATTGCTAACAATGAAGAATATATTGAAGCAAAAGAGAAAACTGACTTTGGCCGTTTGATGAAAGGCAGCAAGTTTGGTAAATATGCCGTTCACAATGAATTTTATCTTGATAGTGTAGTTGGCATTGCTAAGAAAACTCCTGAAGCTAAATATCAGTTTGGTTTTAAGATTCATGATGATTATTTAGGCTTATGGGTAGACTTCTCTTCCGGTAAATGTTATCTTTCTAGAAAATACAGTCCGGGTAGCGGCGTGATTTATGCGTTGACAAATGATGACCACGATTATAACACCATTTTGATTGCACGCACTCCACGCCCTAACTGGTTATTATATATAATTAAACAATATCGGTTGGGAGGTTTGTACTGTGAAGATGAAATAATTAGGCGATACCTGATGGATATTTTGAAGATTGTAGGTGTATAATGTTAGGAGTTGAGTTTATGCCCTTTGTCATTGTTCTGGGCTTTATTACATTTGACGTTCTAACAGGGCTGATTAAAGCAAAGCATGACGGTTCTTATAATTCCACTATCATGCGTGAGGGTGGTTATCACAAGTGCATGGAGATTCTTGCTGTTGTAGGCTCTTATGGTGTTGAATACGCAATGCAATATGTTGACATTGGTATCCAGATTCCACTTGTAGGTGCTGTGGTTACTTATATTTGCATTATGGAGCTTATCAGCATTATGGAGAATATGTGCGCTGTAAACCCCGAACTTTCTGCTCTGTTTAAGCCCTATCTGGAAAAACTTAAAGGAGATGAAGAAAATGAGGAAAGCAAACGGTGATGTTCTTTTCTGTTGGCCTTTAGAGAATCATATTATCACAGCTGGCTGGACTTACAATGATGGTTCTTTCCACCATGCTATTGACCTGCGAGCTGCTACCTGCACACCTGTTTATGCAGCTGAGGATGGTGTAGTAAATCAGGTACAGAGCTGGGATGGTAGAACCAAATCTGGGATGCAGTCTTATGGCAACATGGTTAGAATTAGGCATAACAATTATAATGGTTCTAAGCTGGAAACACGCTATGCACACCTTAAAGAATGTCTCGTCAAAAACGGTCAACACGTTTACGAGGGTCAGCTTATTGGGTATTCTGGCGCAACTGGTAATTGCTATGGCGCACACCTTCACTTTGAAGTAATTTATCATGATTGTCGTGTTAATCCTCTGAACTGGTTAGATAGCAATTTTATTTGTGCAACACAGACAGTGATGAAACATCTTGGTAGTTATACTTCAGTTCCTAGAGAATCTACTAAAGGCGATTTTATTAAGATTCATGCAACTGGCGTTGATATGCAAGCAATCATTGCCCTTTGTGAGAATCTTAAACTTACTTATGAACGGAGTAATAAATAATGAAAACGCGCGATGAAATTTCTGCAATGCTTGGTGGCTTTGTCGATGCTAAACCTGATGAACAGGGAACTCTGATTGCTGGTGTGCTTGACGAATTTGATGAATGTCGTAATGAAGCAGAACAGTTTACCAGTGGTTGTCCAGATGGTGCATCTAACTGGCATGAAGCTTATGACAATCTTCGCAAAGATTATGTTAAAGCATTTCTGAATGATGATAATAAGCCTAATGACGAATATCAGAAACCTAATGATAATACAATTACAATTGATGAAGCTGCACAGGCTTTTGTGAAGAAAATGTTCGGTAGAAAGTGAGGTGATATATTTGTCGCGTCCATTTAGTTATAACGATGAAAGTTTTACAGTAATTGGAAACATTCTTTTTGTTCATGTTGATATTGGTGGCGATGCTTATACAGTTGGTCAGACTCTTTGTACTATCCCGCAAGCAATTTTTAATAGAATGACAACTTATAATCAGCAAGCTGCTGTATCTAATAAATTTACTGGCGGTTCTGGGTCTAGTATTGGTATTACCTGTACTGAAGATGGCAACTTGATTACGCGAACCGCTATTACTTCAGCGTCTACTTTGCCCAGATATGTATTTACATGGTATTGTCTTAAAGACATTTAAGGAGGTAATTAAACTATGGCTTCTGCTGCTGTTGGTATTATTAACGCTGTATTTGGTAGTGATGCTACTTTTGGTGGTGCTCCTAAGATTGAAAACACTACTGAATCCATTAAATCTGCATGGTCGTTTATCAATTCTTATGAACCGCGTCTAAACTATTTCTGTAATGCTTTGGTTGACCGTATTGGCCTGACCGTTATGCGCTACATTTCTTTTGAAGACCCTTGGCAGGTTTTTGATAAGGGTGTTCTGAGTACTGGCGCTACTGTTCAGGAAATTTATGTAATGATGCAGAAAGCAACCCCTTACTTCTCTGCTGACCGTGCTACTAATGATGAAGTCATGAAAGCTGAATTTGGTAGCGACCCTGCTGAGGTTTACACTGCTTACCATGCTGTGAACTCTCGTATTAAGTACAAGGTAACTGTTAATCGTGAAGCTTTGGAAACTGCTTTCATGAGCGAAGCTAACTTGTCTGCCTTTGTTCAGAACGTAATCGACCAGATTTATAAGCCTGCTGAGCTGGATGCTTTTATCATGAAGAAGTATCTGCTGTATCAGCTGGTAAAGAACAATAAGCTTAAGAAAGTAACTGTTTCTGCTGTTACTGATGAAGCTTCTGGCAAGACTCTGGTTAAGAAGTTCCGCCAGATTTACGGCAAGATGAAGTTCATTTCTAAGGAGTATAACGCTGCTGGTATTCCGATGAACACTCCGGCTGAACGTCTGTACACTATTGTTCCTGTTGATATTTCTGCTTCTATTGACGTTGATGTTCTGGCAAGTGCATTTAACATGGATAAGGCAGATTTCATGGGGCATCGTCTGGAAGTTGATAGCTTTGCTCTTAATGAGTATGAAGTTGAACGCTTGGAACATCTGCTTACTGGTAATGACCCCTCTGGTACTGGTTCTGTAACTATTGCAACTGGTGGCGATAAAACCTATACTCACGTTACTCCTAACGATAAAGATATGACAGCTATTCAGGCGCTTATGGTTGACCGTGACTTCTTCCAGATTTACACTAAGCTGAACACCATGCGTGAAACTGACCTTGGCTCCACTCTGGATTGGAACTACTTCCATCATATCTGGCGTATCTATTCTGCATCTCCGTTTGCAAACGCTGTGCAGTTTACTACTAAGGCTTGATAATTGACATTTTCTTAAGCATGTAGGCTTATCCTCCTAAAACGTGGGGCGCGCATACGATATCACGCGTTGCTTTGATTATGGCTACCTATAAACAATGTATCACTGACCAAAGCACAATCAGAGTTTCAGCAGGTTATCCATATTATTCTGATGGTACAGTTCATGGTGGTATTGACACAGTACATACAAATCATCAATCTTATGCACCAATGGCAGGTACAGTTGAAACAGCCCATACTTGGCAAGGTGGCACGACTGGTAACGATTCTTGGGGAAACTACATTGTAGTTAAAATGAGCGATAATAGCTATTGGCTTGCAGCTCATTTTGTTAGTCAGATTCATAGTATTGGTGAAACAATTACTCGCGGTCAATATATTGGTGAGCAAGGACGAACAGGTAATGTTACTGGTATTCATACGCACTGGGAATACTGGATAGGCGGTTATGGCACAGCTTACAGAACTGACCCTTCTGCTATTCTTGGTATTCCTAATGAAGTAGGTACATGGGATGTTGAATGGGATGCTACAAATCCACCAACACCACCTGAACCACCAACACCACCCGGCCCAAGTCCTACTCCTACAGTTAAACGTAAACTTCCAGTTTGGATGATGTGTAAACCACCCTACAGATTTTGAAAGGAGCGGAAAAACGCAAATTGCCTAATATGCAACTTTATATCTGTAAGGGTATCCCTACAGATAAAACCTATAATCATGTGCTTAGGTTTCAGTCTGATTCTTCCCGTTTTGCTTATTTCACTTCTAAATCCGTTCTTCATCTTACCAATTACACCTATCAGCGTTTAGAGCATTATCTCTCTGTTGGTGTTAATGCTGAAACGATTGAACCATGTAATTATATTGTATTTCAGAACGCTGACTTTTCAGATAAATGGTATTATGCCTTTATTGATAAGGTAGAATATGTTGCAAACGAAACCAGCAGAATTTATTTTACTGTTGACGTTATGCAAACTTGGTTTAATCAGGTAACATTACAGCCTTGTTTTATTGAGCGTTCTCATACAAACACTGATGAAATTGGCGATAATATCATCAATGATGAACTAGATACAGGCCCATATATTGACGATATTCAACAGTACATTGACTTTGATAAGCGTATCTGCATTGTTACAACCTTTGATAAGCCTGAAAAAGACTCTCCCCCTGCATCCGGTTCTTTACGGTTTGGGATTTATTCAGGCTGTAAAGAAAACTTTTTTACTACAGCTGAATCTGCTAATGACTTTATTGCTAAGGCTGTAGAAGCAGGGCAAGCTCCCGACGGTATTTTGGGAATTTATATGGTTCCTCTTACCTTTGATACTGGTAAGTATGATAAAACTTTTGTAGTTCCTAATAATGTAGCTGGTTATGTTCCTAAGAATAATAAACTTTTCACATATCCTTATTTTTATCTCCGTTATTATTCTACACAAGGCGATAACCATGTTTTTCGTTTTGAACTTGGAGATAGAAAGAAAAGTCTGCATATTGGATACAATGTAATGTCAAATGCTGGGCAGACTACAGCAATATTTGCAGCAGAGGATTATAAAGGTTCCACTGGTTATAATCAGGAAGATGTATTTGCAATTAGCAATTGGCCTACTTGTGCTTATAACACTGATATTTATAAGGTATATGTAGCACAGAACTCTAGTTCCATGGCCGTTGAAAATGCAGGTTTGGTAGCTGGTACAATGTTTGCTGGTATTAACCTTCTTACTGCCCCAGCAAAGGATGTTCAGGCTATGAGCGGTAAACATCCATCTCTTTTCCCTGATAATACTTATGGAGCTATTGAAGGCTTAGCTAATCAAATGCTTAACATTGCTGGCACGCTTGCAAAACGTGATGACATGGACAGATTGCCGCCACAGAGCCATGGTTCTGTAAGTCCTTATTTCCGTTTTACTGATGCTGGTATTTTACCAACAAGGGATGCAAGTGCTCCATATGCTATGGCTAGTTATCATCATGTTACTAAAGAATTTGCAAAAGTTATTGATGACTACTGGACTATGTTTGGATATCCCATTCACCAAGTTCAGGTTCCTAACATTGACTCTCGAAGAAATTGGAATTATGTTAAAACGCAAAACTGTTGTTGCTTAGGTGATGTTCCTGCGGATGTTTCTACAATGATTAATGACATCTTTAATCGTGGTGTTACATTCTGGCATAATCCCAGTCTTGTTGGAAATTATGAAGCAGATAATTCTATCTATAAACGTATTCCAGAAGTAGGTGAGTAAATGAGTAAACGTTCACAAAAACCACAGCCGCCTTGGGTTGATTCATACGATTTAACTGTTGCAACTTATGCTAACTGGTTTAATCGCCTGTATGATGTAGCACTTGCAAGATTCAAATGGGAAGGGCTTGAAGATTCTCCTTTTTTGGATGAACGATTCATTGAACAATTCTTGTTCTGGCAACCTTTAATGGCTGGTTATCATGACCCTGTTATGGGCAACTTGATTCTCCCGGCTATGCCAAGTGATAACTTTGACATTATTGGTGACCCTAAATATGTGCGTGCCTATGGCTACAATTCTAATTACCAGAAAACTGGCCTTAATAAACAAAACTGTGCTTACCTTTGGTGTAATATGCGCCGCTCCCCTGATGCTATTGTCATTAAACAGTTTGCACAACGTCTTACCAATATAGACAGAACAATTGACTTAAACCTTGCTGCACAGAAAACTCCTCGAATTGCTTATGCAAATGAGAATACAAAACTTTCTGTACAGAACTTGGTGTATCAGCAAGATAAATATGACCCTTGGCTGTATCTTAAAGGCAATCCCTCTACTGATGATATTAAGAACATGATTGGTGTTCTTGATTTAGGTGTTCAGTACATTGGCTTGCAGTTAGAGCAGCAGAAAAAAGAAACTCTTGCGGAAGCTCTTACCTATTTAGGTATTGAAAGCAACTACAATATGAAAGCAGAGCGGCAGTTTACTACGGAAGTTCAAATGACCTTAGGTCAGGTAGAAGCAGACCGTCTTTCTCCATTGTATTCTCGCCAGAAATTCTGTAAGGATTATAACAGGCTCTTTAATACTAATATCTCCGTATCTATGCGTTCCCAGCTTGAATTAACCAAGATTATGGAAGGACGCGAAGATGAAGAGAATTTAAGCAATACTAATATTGAGGATGGTGATAAGGACAATGAGTAAATATACGACTCAAGTACGCTTTATCTGTGAATCAAAAGCTGGTATTGTTGAACCTTACACCAATATTTCTTATTCGGAAATTATTGAGCGTGCTCGTCCTAAAATCTTTAATTTTAGCTATCCTATCTGGAATGAAAACAAGCGCAAAGAGCTTGAAACCAATATTCTTAAGCATTTCTATACAAATGAAATTGGTTCTGAAACCTTTGGCCTTTGGCAGCTGCGTCTGGATGACTGGATGAACAGCCATATGCCCTATTACAATCCCCTTTTTGAAGCACTTGATAAACAGTATGAAATGTTCTTAACTGATGATTTCTCCATTACCAGTGATGAAAATACTGAACATCATGATGTGAATACTGAGGATAGAACCAAGAATAGTAAGGTCAATATTGGCGGCACAAACAATTCCAATTATACTTCCAATTCTAACAGCAATGGAGAGAATACCAATACTCATACTGATACTCCGCAGGGTAGTCTTGATAATTTTCTTGCTGGTAAGTATATGTCGGATGCTGACCATAGTAAGGCAAATTCTGTCAATAATTTTAGCTCTAATGCTAGCTCTAACAGTAATAGCAATACCACTCAGGATGATAAAAACAACACAAAAGAAAATCGTGATGGCAATGAACACCGGATTCTTGACCATGTAGAAAAAGGATATCGTGGTCGCTCTCTTGTATCTATTATGAACGATTATATGAAAGAAAATACGAATATCTATAATTGTTTATATAGAGATATGGAAGTTCTGTTTATGCGTTTATGGTAAAGAGGTGATTAGTTTGAAGTACAATCCTTTGGACAAACTTTTTCGTTCTGTAATTCCTGTTGCCTATGATGATAGCATTAGTTACTATGAAATGGTATCTAAGGTTATTGAGGTAATGCAGCAGTACATTGAAACCAGCTCCATTAGTTATGCAGACCCTATTCAGTGGGACATTACCAAACAGTATCCTCGTAACACGGTTGTTGTCACTGTCAATGGTGACGGATATTTGAGCACTCAGCCTGTACCTATTGGCATTGATATTGATAATGAAGATTACTGGACTAAGATTGGTAACTTCTCTGAACTCTGGGGAAGCGTTAAGCTTGCTATCACTCCTGTTGATGAAAAGCTGAAAACTACTGCAAGTGCTAACCGTAATATTAACGACCTTGTTTGGCTTAATAATGATTTGTATGTAATTCTTAAGCCTATGGAAGCAGGTACTCGTTACATTGAGGGAACCAACTGTGCTAAAACCACAATTGCTGAACGTTTGCACTATATCCTGTCATTAAAAGTTGCAAAATATAATGAAGATGACACCTCTATCTCTTTTGGTTTCTTTAATCCTAATAATGGTACAATTGTTACTGGTGGAGATATTCATATCTATGATGCTCCTGTGGAAACTATCAAAATTATTGGTAAATAAGAGGTATAATTATGGCTGAGAAATTTGTTTCCAAGTTTAATCTTGGTGGTCAAACAATTGAAGTAAAAGATGCTAGTGCTCGTACTACTGCAAATACTGCTAGTACTAACGCTACTAATGCTCTGAATAAAGTAACAGAGCTTGAAAAACTCTCTCGTGTCGAAGTTAGTTATGTAGCAGATACCGAAACCATTAGTATTACAACTGGAACTCATGACGTTACTTAATAGGAGGTTGTATCATGGCTTATGTAGACAAACTTAAAATTGACAATAACAGTTATGATATTAAAGATACTGAAGGACGTATTGAAACAGCTAAGAAGATTGATATTAACACTGCTGGCGATTTGAATCAAACTGTAAGTGGTGCTTACAATGTAACTTCTGGTAATGTTAACGCCAAGCTTGATAACTTGCGTGTAGAATTTAATAGTACTAATAGCTCTCGTGATATTATTAAAACCACTCGCATTACTGAACCAGTTGTAATTGGAAACGTTCAAGGTGGAGTTAAACTTGGTGGTAGTTTACAGATTAACACTATTCTTAATAATTTTGACAGCAATTTTAAGAAGTGGCCTATTAAAGATTATAGAGGTAATACTGTTAATGTAGCTATTCTACAAGACGGTGCTGACTTCAGTACAATTCCTAGCTCTCCGGTTGATATTCGTACATATCAAGACCTTAAAATGGATGGTACTGATGATATTACCGCTACCATTAACACTCACACTAAGAATGAACCTCTGTTTATTCCTGCTGGTACTTACAAGATTAGTGCTCCTTTGCAGCTTAAGCATAGCTTGTATGGCGCTGGTTCTTCCCGCGACCCTCGGCGTGGTACTTCGGATACTATTCTTAAGTACACTGCTAGTCCTACTGCTTTTGGTAGCCAAGGCGTTATTACAGTATCTGGTAATGACGTAACTGGTAATATTGTTATCGCTCATTTGGATATTATTTGTAATGGCATGATTGGCGGCGTTGTTTTTACAACTAACGTTTATACAGATAATAGCTTGTATGACGTGTCTATCTATGGCGTTAAGAGTTATGGTGTTTACTTGCAGCCCGATAACAGCACTCTTAACCGCTACTGCTACATGGATAATGTAGCGGTATGGGGATTTAGTGATAATATTCCTGTGGAACGTTGGACTGGTTCTGTTGCATTTTTCTGGGGTGACAAAGCTCCTGACTGCGAATGTAATAACCTTGTTAACATGGTATGTCAGACTGGTTTTGACTGCCGTACTAACGTGTTTGGCTGTAACTGGATTACATTCAACGGCATCCCTGCTAATGGCTCTGGTGGTACAGATGCTAATGCATGGTGGGAAAACACCAATGGCATGAAAGTTACCAATAATGATGTGCATATCACAAATTTATATATTGATACTTGTCGGCGTGGCATTGTATTCGATGGGCCTGGTAAGGCTTCTGCATACATTAACAACCTTATCTATACGGTTGATGATAGTACAGCAACAACTGGTGAGGGCAATGCAACAATCGCGTTGATTGGCACTAGTCCAAGTCCGCAATTGACAGTTGATGGTGGTGTAATTAACCGTACTGCGAAGGTGTCGACCACAATTCAGACAATTGGCAAATATCCTGTTACTGCTATGGTGTGTAAGATTGACAACGCATATATCTACACTAAACGTGAATATATTTTTAGCGGAAACAATCAGTACATTTGCAGAGCTGGTGAACATCGTTGCATTGATTTAGGTATTACTAATCAGATGCAATATATTGTTAAGGGACAAAATGTACCAGGTAATCCCTTCCAGTATAAAGCATTTGCAATTATTCCGGTGCCTAGTGCTAACTTAGCACCAACACAAGGCTCTATCCGTATTCGTGATAATGATGATGTCGATATTACAGTTTATCTTTCTCCTAATACTTATGCTGCTAATGATTTTATCTGTGCTGTAAATAACCGCGCACTATATAAAGGTATCGCAGGTTTAACTACTGATGGTACAAAAAATATTTCCTATCGTCTTTCAACGAGTGGAGATGGAAGAATCTGGTATACAAAAGATAAAAATGCTATTAATCTATATTGCTATCGCCCTGCTTCTTACGATTACGTGGTAACTTGTGAAGGCTTTAATGATGGTATTAGCCCTGTTATGCTTGACCGTATTCGCAACGAAGATGGTACTCCTATGGATTATCCTCGATGGGATAACAATAATGGCATGACCGCTATTAACGTTCTTGTTCCTACTATCAGCTAAATAATAAAACACCCCTAGGTGGTTATCCACTTAGGGGTGTTCTTTATTTAATTAGAATGGCAAATCATCGTCAATGTCTGGCGGCAATTCATTAGGGAACTTGTCAGTCATCCTCACTTTCATCATCTTCATCTTCATCTTCCTGCAAGGAATCAAAAGCGTTAAGAATAGAATCACTCATAACTTTACGAAACTCTTTGGTGATAGGGTAGCAAATGTCATGCCATTCATCTTTCTTATTCTTTGCACTGGGCATTGCAACAAACAGACCCTTGCTGCCGTCCATAATCTTGATACCAGTAATGCAGAACACATTTGCAATTGTAATGGAAACCATAGCGCAGCAATTAGACTTTTTGTTGTTAATAGGGAAGATACGAATATCAGTAATGACGGAAGAAGCGGACTTAGCAGAATTGGTGGCCTTAGCGGATGCTTTCTTGTTAGTGTACATAGTTAGTTCTCCTTTTTGTTGTAATAGTAAGTAAGAAATTTATATTGAGGACAGCTTTTGAACTGTTCACAACAATCGGTTTTAAGGTTGTACTCTTGGCGTGACACTCTCATACCCTCACAGCGAATATAATTTGTTGTATGAGAAATATAATAAGGACAGGTAGCTCTTCTACTGATTCTATAAGAATCTTTTTCTTTCAATTAAATCATCTCCTATCACTCCATTCCCACTGGAATACACTTGCAGGATTGCCATCAATTAACATAGCATATTCTTTCTCGGATTGTACTTTATGATAAGTTCCATAAAGTTCCTTACCATTTTTATCGTGGTTTATACTAACAACTTCAGGCAAATAATCTATATACGATTCTCCGCGTAATGAATAACAGAATGAATAATACATTCTATTAACAGGACTATTTGTTGAGCGCAATGTATAACCACAAGGTTCTAGCACAGTTACAGAGTATTCATCTAGGTGGTCTGTTTCTCCATTGTCATCTGTAAAATCTCCTATAATATGCGTTCCAGGAGTTTTACGGATAAGCTTCTTATTTATAGATTCATCATAACTGATATTAGGACGAAAATATTCTTGAACTAGGTACTCAAAATCTTCATCTTTCACTATTTGTGTAAACAATTCAGAAAGCTGTTTCTTGCTTGCACCTGCTACAGTAGCCTTAACTTTTAAGTGCTTATCTGCATCTAAGTATGTTGCACAATAGCATTTACTTCCCCATGTTACAAAATCCTCATAATGACCATCAAAGTCCATAATTCCAAAATTGTAACAATCTTTATTCTGACTGTTTTTAAGAATATTCTCATTGAATCTATCAATGGCTTTTTGAACATTCTCATTGTATCCAACAAAATAACCACTGTCTGTATCGTGATATAGAGGTTCAATGCCTTGGCTTAATACTAGATAGAGCATAAAGCAAATAAGGTGCAGTCTACTATAAGCAACTGTATATAAACCATCTGTGAAAATATTTAGGGAATTTCTGGATTTAAGAAACTTAACCCCAGTTGGAATCCATTCAAATTTATCACCTTCCCCCTGCACGCCAACTTCCTGCCGTAATGGCTTCATTGCTGAACATCCATACTGACCATTTAATCCACCTTTACTTGCCATTAAGGCAAAGTGAACTAAATCTTTGTTATGGGTATTCATAATTTCTTGTGCTACAGAATCATCATAAAGCTTCAATCCCTCAAATGTAAAATCGTTTAACGTTTCTACATGGTCAGCAACTTTATGCTCAAGTTTTTTGAATCCTGTTTTCTGGCGTGCATAATATTTAACTGTATTACGTAAAGGTTTGTTAATAAACTTATGGGCTGTTGCATAATAAAGTTCATCACATTCTGAACTACTATAATCATAAAGCATTTGAATTAACATAAAGTCAATATCGCAGCCATGAAATGTAAGTTCATCTGCTTTGACTACTTTACCATTGTCGAAGTTACCATTTTTAACATTGGTGCATTTGGATGTGCTGATATAACTGTAAATGCAGTTACCAAAATCCTTAGCGCTAATATTATAAAATGTAACGTTAGCCATAAAGTTATATTTTATTGGCCTTTCAAATAAGATTGATTCACGGTATGCTGCTTGGAGGACTGAATAGAATTTAACATCTTTACATCCATATAACTCAATCCGCTGGTCGGGATAATCAAAGAACCCTGAGTTAGCGCCGCTTTCGCAGCCAGATAAGAACTCATAGTTTGCAGACTGGAAATTTTGATAACATTCATTAGGATTAACCTCCTTTCTCCATTTATAAGGGAATTTCCTACCATACATTGCTGATGGGTGCATAGAACTTGCATCAAAACACCAGACATCCTTAAATATTTTACCCACTGCATAAGGATTAGCATGAGTATAACCACCTGCAAGACAGTCTTGAAAGAACTTCATAAACGGTTCATTATTCTTAAGTTCTATTGCCGCTGTGAATTGTGCAGTATGAACTTCTTTATCGGTAGCAATATTTCTGTTAAGCCTTGTTTCACGCTTAATCATTGATGTGTTAGATACTCCAATATCTGATACATTATCAACTTTAGTGAAGTTTGCCATATAGCGACATAGTGCATACAAAACTAGCTTACAGTCACGTTCATTGTAAACGTATTCAGAATCAGGCAAATCTGACCACCAATAATATTTTTGGTCATAACCTCCTTTGACTTCTTTAAGTTTAGGAACTCCAAGCTCTGTACCTATAAGTTCAAGACTTTTACAGGAAAGAATCTTGAAGCTGTCATAAAATTCAAGATGGTCAAAAGCTGCTACTAATGGCTGGTGTGGAGCAACTGCAATGAATCGTTTAGGATTGAAGTTCTTAATGCAGAAATTTATGTTGCGCATCATTGCTTCAAATTCATAGCTCAAGTTATGCACAAAGATTTTGACGTATTCATTATTATTCTTAGCGTCCTCATTGATTCTCTCAAATTCAGAAGAAATTGAATCATAAGTTCTAAAGAAATTATAATCCATTTCATTCTCAAAGTCACTAAATGGTGCATGAGGTATAGGACGATAAGCAAATGAAGCTAGGCCGTGAAGATAAGTGCTTTGTAGATGCTCTTGAAGTTCATCCTCACCATACATTAAGGATGATGTTTCAATATCATAGCAATATATGATAGTTGAATACTTATGTTCATTGCGCTTTCTCACATATAGCACCACCTTCTTTCATTCGTAAATATTACCACAAATTATACTTAGATGCAAGTTCTGTGAATTCTTCATAAACTTTTTTATGCTGCTTTATAAAGTTTTCATTACTCTGTGTAATAGACCTTAGTTTATCACTTGCATCAACCAAAACTTTACCAATTTGGTCAGAATTCCTTAGCAGATTGTCATATTCTGCATAAGCTCTATCCATATCTGCCAAAGTATCAAGTCCTAGCTTTTGACCCAATTTACATAATTTTTTCAAATCGTCTGGGGGAATATTCCTGCTATATGTGCCCATAAGATTGTTAAGAATACCGGAAATTGCTCCCCATTTCTTTTTGTCAAAATAGGAATCTGGATTTCTAAGAATCTTATATGCTGCATCGCTATAATTAAAAACATCCTCAAGACGATTAGCTACTCTCAATGACCTATAGCTGCTTTTAACAGCTTTATGCAAGGAATGAATATGCTCCGAATATTTTGATAAATACTCTTGCATAAGCTTTTGTGATGTTTTATCTTCAACATTATCAACTGCATCAATAAGGTCGTTATACAGTTCTTCGGCTTCATCAAGAGCAGTATTAGCAGTAAATTTCAGAGCATTAGCAACATCGGTAGACTGTCTACCTCTAAGACTTTCTTTTAAGTCACCTGTTACAGTTATGCCAGCTCTTCTAGATTTACGTCTTGTTGCGCCTATCTTTTCCAGTAACCTAGTTGCTTCGGCTTGGCGCTTAAATGTTTTGTTCTTTGCCATAACGTTAATCCTGCTTTCTTAAAGCTAACTCTTTTCTAATATCATTATCATAACTGTCAAGCAGATAACACAACTCTCTAAGCTGACAATCCTGGCAATCCTTATCCATAAAGTGTGTTAGCCATGATGGACAGGCTTTAATGTACCAGTTATCGCATAGTTTATTAAGTAGATTAAGGGTTTCTGTATCTAGGTCTTTAATTGTCATAATCATACCGCCCAAATTTCCCATTTATCAGATTTTTCATTTGATTCGCTATAACATGTGTGCTTGAAACTTGTTACATTCAAACTCCGAAGAGCTTTAGGCATTATACAGTATTCATCATAATAGATTATGCATCCATTTAAAATCTTATCACTAGACATATATTTAGGTTTAGATTTAACATATCGGCAACGTATTACACATATAGAATGCGAACACATATCTTTATTAGCATTAAACAATTCTTCAATAGTCATAATAAACACCCCCATTGTTCTGCCATAGCTTTTGCCACTCCACCAGGAGTCTTGCTTCTCAATTTTGCGGTTTTGGGGTCGTTCCAAGCTAACTTTTTATTTCCAAAGTGTGCCTTCCAAATGCCGTGTGTGCGTTGTTCTTTGGGTAACGGTTCTTTTCTTGTAGGTTTCAGTGGTTGAATATCACCAATAAGCCAAATTCCAGTTTTTTTGCACTCAGTTTCATTCTCAAAATCATACGGATTGTATGTAAAGTCCGGCTTTCTGTATAACGACGACATAATGCCCATAGGGTTTTCAATGGCAATTCTCGGGCAATCCGCTTTTGTAAATTTCAAGAAGAAATCAACTGCTTCTTCTTGTTCTTTTTTCTTTTTCAATCTGTATTCTTCATCTCCCCAATACAGCCAACGCTGACCGCTGTTGCAAAGCCTTGTGCAAGGCGGATGTGCAATAATCAAATCCCACTTCCCATTTATTGAATGCTCGGCTCCGTCCATGGTTTCAAAGATGCATCGTCCATCCAAAAGTGGAATAACGTCTTGCATAATATGCCATTCTGGATGACCGCCAGATGGTTCCTGAATATCACAACTATAGGCTTCAAAACCTCTATCTCTAAATGCTTTACATACTGTCTGTGATTCCTCACAGGCAATTAAAACCTTAGCACTCATAATAAACACCCTCCACGTTTTCTGGCCAAACAGAATCTAGGCAATCGCCTACAAAATATTGATTAAATGTACAGTTAGAACTTGGTGCTACAGAGTAATAAACTACTCTGCCATCATGCTCTATAATGTCAATAACCTTACCAATTTTAGCAATTGTAATCGCTCTTTTCTCTTGTCCATCTCCATAGAAATAACCATATTCTCTTACATTGTATTTAATGATTGAACCTATGGGGATGGGATGAATGGGAATATCATAACGCATTGTATAAACTCCTATCTTAAACTAATCACACAAATCATCATTATTAACTCCTCTTAGGATGTCAATGATAGCTCCTAAAACCCACAATAAATTGAGCATTGTAATCACTCCAATACTATTTCAACGCCAATATCAATTACTTCAAGAGATTTGAATTTATAATAAGCATATCTATATGGCATATCTGCAAAGTATCCTGCATATACAGTTTTATCTCCAACTTTAAGTATCAAATATGTCCAGTAGCCAATATTCTTGCATTTCATAATTATATCTTTTAATAGCATTTTTATTTCACCTACTTTCTTAAATCATGAATTGTCATTTGGAAAACTTCTTCTTACTAGCTCATTCTTTACTTCTACCATTGTTAGTTTACAGCTCTGACAAAAATCATGGTTTTTACAACCATCACAAATCTCTCCGTTATAATGGTCACGGCATGGCCAAGCATAGAAATCTCTAGAAAAAAGATATAAATACCCTAACGTTTTATCTTTACGATGCTTTAAGTCATTTCTCCAAATTTCTAGTGACGCGTCATCTAATGGAGCAAGGTCTTTTCTGGTAATCATAAGTATCACCTATTTTCTTAATAATGAAGAGGGGAGAGGGGAGAGGGGGATTATCAAGTTTAAGAAATTGAACCCCGGTTTATTTTTAGGCTTATTGCAACACCCCCGGTGGGCGGCGCGGCAGGGTTGGTGCTAAGGTTAATGGCCCATACTCACCATTTTCTTAAAGGTTGGACGCTTTAGCTCTTTAAATAGGTAAAGTGTGTTAAGAATTTATCAATCGCTTTAGCTCTTTAAAGTGGTAAATTGTGTTAAGAATTTCACAGGTTAGCAGTTAGGCTTAACTATTGCTAGTTATTTATATTTAATAGTAAAGAGTTATAACTGAAAAATTGTATAAAAAATGCGCTGCCTTTAGGGGCAACGCATATTTTATTTAGGTCAGTGCTGATTCAATGCGCTGGAAATAACGCTTGCAAAGTCGTCATCCAGGTTTTTCCGGGCGGCGCGCTTGCCGGTTTTAGAATCATTGTATAACTTTACCGTGCGCTGATAATTCCAGCCGTTATTATAATTGTAGCAAATCCAATTCCGAAACTTTGCAACGTGTTGAGCAGTTGTGTTACTATAATGGCCAAATACCCACAAAATAGCGGTTGAGTATTGATATGCTGCTACAATTGTCGAATAGCTTTGCAAAATAAGAAAGTCTGAAAAATCGGGATGAAGAATCCATGCCTTGCAGTAGTACAAGCGACTTTTGTAGCCGCCAACATTTAAATTAGACTGATGCTCAGCAGCTTTAACAATATCTGAACGAGTGTTGTAAATCATTGCGAAAACACTTCCTTTACAAAGTCGTCAATGGACTCATCCGTGTTATGCATATCGTGCATGATAGTCGGCTTGTAAATGCTGGAAAAACCGGACGCGATAAAGCCACTTTCGCAGGCGCGGAATGTTGTAATGTTGCAAAAGGCTGAATCAACAAGGCCGCAGCCGTCAAATAATTCGCGCTTGATGGTAAAGCCCGCATCAATGCCGGATTTTTTCGGCTTGATTGTAATAAGTTGCATTTTCATTTTTGTATATCTCCTTTATAAAATATTTTCGCTTTACAGCGTGGAAGCAGGCTTTACAAGAAAACCTGCTGGAAAGTTTTTATTTACTGTTGGCTCAATGCGATTGAAATAACGCTTGCAAAGTCATCATCTAGATTTTTTTGGGCGGCGCGCTTGCCGGTTTTAGAATCATTGTATAACTTTACCGTGCGCTGATAATTCCAGCCGTTATTGTATTCATTCTGAAGCCACTTGCAAAACTTTGCAACGTGTTGCACGGTTGTATGGCTATAAAAGTCAAATACCCAAAGAATGCCAGTTGAAACCTGAAACGCGGCAACAACCTTTTCACAACTTCTCAAAACAAGCCATTCCGTAAAGTCAACATGTACAATTATTGCCTTGCAGTTGTAAAGTCTTTTGAAACGAGTTGGGTAACATGAATAATAGGCATTGTAAACCTTATTCAAAATATCTTTGCGTGTCATTTGTATCTCCTTTATAAATATTTTCGCTTTATAGCGTGGAAGCGGGCTTTACAAGAAAACCCGCCGGAAAGATTAAAGTTTACTGCTGCGACAGCGGGCGGTCAATAGGAACGGCAACAGCGTTAAAGACATCGCGCGGAATGCCAAGAGTGCTTTCATCTTTGGGCTGAACATCCAGGACTTGCCACTTAGTGCAAGGTTCAGCGTTATGCAAGGCTTTTTCAACCTTCTCTGCATCCAAGGCGCCGTCAAACTGTTTGACAAGCTCGCCTGACTCTACAGAAAAATCGTCGTTGAAACGTGCATACTTTACACGGGCAACAGTGCCGGCTTTAACAGTGCGGCTGACGCAAGCGGTGCTTTTGGGCTTGTCGTTAATGGGGCGAGTGATGGTAATAATCTCGTTTTCGCCGTCAACGGTTTTTTCAATTTTCCAGGTTGTCATAGTAAATACCTCTCTTTTCTTGTTTTTTGTCTAGAAAACGGCTTATTTTTCCGTTTTTCTATTATAATGATACCATACTATATAAAATAATACCATGTAAAAATGTTGCCTTTATATGGATAAATGTATACTGTTAAATTGATAACAATCGCTTTAGTGCTTTGAAGTGATGAAGTGTGAAATTATTAACAATCGCTTTAATATGGTAAAGTGCAGGCCCGATGCTCTTTAGTGCTTTAATGTGGTAAAGTGCAGGCAGCATGGGCAAGCGCCAGCAGCATGGGCAAACGCCAGCAGCATGGGCAAACGCCAGCAGCATGGGCAAGCCCGATGCTCTTTAGTG